GGTTACGAATCTGGTTCTGTTACTTCATTAACAGATGGAACATACATAACATGCCCAAACAGCGCACCTTTCACTTGGTACATTGAACCTGGGTGCATTATTACTTTTCCTGACACTACAACACGAACAATTACAAGTGTAGTTCCTAGTGCTGAATTGTTATATTTGAATTGGGATACGCCACTTACAATCGACCCAGCATATCCAGTTTTTGTTAGAACTCCAGATTATGCGGCTGAAATAGATCCAGGTGCATACTTAAATATGAATAGTGTTGGTTATGAATTTGCACCAACATATCTTGAGTTTCCTGGATATAGCGGAACATCTTCAAGGATTGCAGTAGATACCTCAAACAATGATTTATCTATTGTCAACGGTGGTGGTGATACTTGGGAATTCAAACATAATGGTAATTTGATATTTCCTGATACTACATCACAGAGTACAGCATTCACTGGTTATGCAACAGACAATAATGCAACATCAATTGCTCAATCTTCATTTGATAAAGCAAATACTGTTAGTGTAACAGCACAATCTGGATTTGATAAAGCGAACACCGCAATCACTACATCAGGTGGTTCAATCACTGGTAGTTTGAATGTATCTTATACTCCTGCTTCAACTGTTGGCGCAGGTATTCAGGTTACTTCTGCCAACACACAAGGTGGAACAGGTTATGCTGATTTCTCGAAAGTCACAAACACTTCTGCTGGTGCGACTAATCCAAACAAAACATTCCGTTTGAGTAGTGCTGGTGCTGTCGAAGTCATCAATAATGCATATAGCGCAACTTTAATGTCATTGAGTGACACAGGTTCGATGAGCACCGCACTTCCATATCAAGTTGCAGGTAAACAAGCAGTAAATGGTCCTGCATTCTCTGCGTATGCGGCTGCTATTTTACAAACTATTCCGAATGATACTCAAACCAAAGTCCTATTCCAGACAGAAGAATTTGATACCAATAACAACTACTCTAGTTCAAGATTCACTCCCACAGTTGAAGGCTATTACCAATTAAATGCAGAAGTTCGACTCGATGGGGCAAGCGGCACTGGCGAAATGATGATTATTCTTTATAAAAACGGATCAGAATACAAGCGTGGCACAAACCAAAGAGGAACACAAATTGCCGCAAACTTCTGGGCGATGCAAGTAAGTTCCGTGGTATATGCAAACGGAACTGGTGATTATTTTGAAATATTTGTTCAACAAGGTTCTGGTGGAACTGTATCGGTTACGGCAGTCGATAACTCAGCAATTACCTGGTTCAATGGCTGTATGCTGCGTGGCGCATAATAACTAAATATAATAGAAATTCCAATAACAATAATAAGAGGAATACGACATGCCTAAATTAGACGACTACGATGATGTGATTTCTTCATCTGCGCCTACAACACAACCAGTTGCACCTGTTGCTCGTCCTGCACCTACAATAGTTGCATCTACACCTGCACCAGCAATGACACCACAACCTAACTTAACACAAGCAGGTTCAAATGCAGCACAGGGTGCAGATGTATTGGTTAAGAACACGAATGAAGATTGGATCAACAAGAAATGGCGTCCAGTTATGGGTTGGGTCTACATGGCAACATGTACTGCTGACTTTGTTGTGTTTCCTGTTCTTTGGTCACTATTACAAACACTACAAGGTGGACATGTTACTGCTCAATGGCAGCCATTAACATTGCAAGGTGCAGGTTTGTACCACATTGCAATGGGTGCTGTTCTTGGTATCGCCGCATATGGTCGTACTAAAGAGAAAGTTGCCGGAGCACAATAATGTCCTTTGAGGCTTTACAGGAAGTAAGAATTGATGTAGAATTGTTGAAGAAGGATGTCAACAATATTACTGCACTTTGTGGTAAAATGGATATCGTGATTGAGAAATTAATCAGCAATCACGATAAAATCATCAATCAGGTCTACGATGACATGAACAAAAAGAAATCAGAAACCAATAATGATATCAAGGAATTACATTCCAGAATTACCACTGTGGATAGAAGCCTATCTGACAAATTGGAACTTACCGAACGCCGTATCATGGAAGAATTGAAAGATTTGCGAAATGAGATGAAAGAACATAATGATAAAGAGCAAAACGACCTCAAAAAGATTATGGAATGGAAATGGATGGCGGCAGGTGGTATAGTTCTAATCGCATACATGTTATCTCTAGTAAAATTTGACATCACTAAGTTTTTCTGATATAATATAGTTTTCGTTATGGTATATTATTATGAGTATTGCGATTGACCGTAAATTTCTCCTATTCATTTCTCCAAAGTTAGAAAGGTTTGCTCAGAAAAAAGCAGACCTTTATAACTTTCGCTGCCCTATTTGTGGTGATTCTCAGAAACACAAACACAAAGCACGTGGCTACATCTACAAAAAGAAAAACGACTATTATTACAAGTGTCAAAACTGCGGTATCGGGCACACCTTCTATAACTTCCTAAATTTTGTAGATCCATCTCTGGTCAAAGAGTATTCACTTGAACGTTATAAAGATAACGGACACAAGAATCAAAACTCACCAGCACCAAAAGCAAAAGATTTCAGTTTCACAAAGCCTGTATTTAAAAAGACAGAGACTATCAAAAATTTGGAGTCTATCGAATCTCTATCGGACATTCACTATGCAAAACAATATGTGATTGGACGAAAGATTCCACAATCCGCATGGAAACATCTATACTATGCGGAAGACTTCAAAAAGTTTATTGATTATCTTGTACCTAATCATGAAAAGCAACTCAAAGAAGATGATCCAAGACTTGTCATTCCTTTCTTTGACAATGAAGGAAATATTACAGCAGTTCAAGGTCGTGCATTAAAAGATTCAAAGATTCGTTACATTACAATCAAGATAGCAGAAGAAAATATTAAGTTATTTGGAATGAACACAGTCGATAGTACTAAAAAAATCTATGTTACTGAAGGTCCAATTGATTCTTTGTTTCTAGCAAATGCAGTTGCAACCGCAGATGCGAATCTATCAAATGCAGGTAACTATTATGATAAAGAAAATCTAGTATTGGTGTTCGACAATGAGCCTCGCAATAAAGAATTATTAAAAATAGTTGAAAAATCTATCAAAGAAGGATATAATGTGTGTATCTGGCCTCATTTGGAATACAAAGATATCAATGAGATGATTTTGTCAGGTATGACACAGACCGAAATTCAAGGTATCATAGATAGTAATACCTTTAGTGGTTTGAGAGCAAATATGGAATTTATTAATTGGAAGGTAGCAGCATGAATGTAAAATTGATTAATTACTCACACTCGCCAGATGGCATGAATCTACTCGAACAGGTAGCATTTGCAGCAAGAGTATCAAATCCAGCAAATCAACACAACTCAGAGACAGCAGAAAAGTTAGTGAGATATCTAATCAAACATCAACACTGGTCTCCGCTCGAAATGGTTTCAGTTTGTATGGAAATCCAAACAACTCGTGACATCGCACGACAAATTCTACGACATCGTTCATTCTCATTTCAGGAATTCTCTCAGCGTTATGCTGAAGTTGATTTTGATTGGGTCGAAAGAGAAGCACGATTGCAGGATACTAAGAATCGTCAAAATTCTATTGATACCGATGACTTTGCATTGCAACAAGGTTGGGCGACACAACAAAGTTATGTAACATTTGCAGCAGAGAAAGCATATCAATGGGCAATCAAAAACGGAATTGCAAAAGAACAGGCTCGTGCAGTTTTACCTGAAGGTATCACACAATCTCGTCTGTATATGAATGGAACTCTGCGTTCTTGGGTTCACTATATACAACTCAGGTCATCTAACGGCACACAAAAAGAACACATGGAAGTGGCTCGTGCTTGTGCAGTTGCACTTGAACCAATTTTTCCAATGATTCAGGAGTTTGTAAATGTATAATGATGTAAAGACTTTTATTGAAGCATGTGACCAAGAGGTCAATGATAAGAATGCTAATTTGTATGCAAATTTGGTCACAGAAGAATTTGAAGAATTCTGGGAAGCAGAAAATGATGTAGAAAGATTAGATGCATGTATGGACATGATTTGGGTTATTCTTGGTTTCTGTCACATGCGTGGTTATGATGTTGCAGGTGCATGGGCAGAAGTGGCAAGATCCAATCTATCGAAAATTGATCCAACTACAGGTAAAGTAATCAAAAGAGAAGATGGAAAGGTTCTCAAACCAGAAGGCTGGACTCCACCACAATTAGAACTGTTCGTAAAATAATAACAAGAGGTAGTAAATATGGAATATCTAGGTATTGAGATTGACTTAGAGAGAGATAAACTTTTTGATGAGTTAGGCATCAAACGACTAAAAGAGTCGTATATGAGAGAAGATGAAACATCACCACAACATAGATTTGCATTTGTATCAAAAGCATTTGGATCAAACCCCGAACACGCTCAACGATTATATGAATATGCTTCAAAACATTGGCTATCCTACTCTACACCAATCCTATCTTTTGGAAGGTCTAAGAAAGGAATGCCAATCTCTTGTTTCCTCAACTTCATCAACGACACAGCCGAGGGATTAGTTGATAACTTATCTGAAACAAACTGGCTCTCTATGCTTGGAGGCGGTGTTGGTATTGGTTTTGGGATACGCTCCGCTGATGATAAGTCTACTGGCGTTATGCCTCATCTTAAAATATATGATGCTTCTTCTTTGGCTTATCGTCAAGGTCGTACTCGCCGTGGTTCTTATGCTGCCTATCTTGATATCTCTCATCCTGACATTACTTCCTTTTTAGAAATGCGTAAACCGACGGGCGATCCTAATGTTCGTTGTTTAAATCTTCATCATGGAATTAATATTACTGATGACTTCATGTACATCATTGAAAAGTGTATGCAAGATCCAACAGCAGATGATTCTTGGAATTTGATTGATCCTGCAACAAATGAGGTGCGTGAAACTGTATCTGCTAAACATCTATGGCAACAAATTCTGGAACTCCGTATGCATACGGGAGAACCATACATTCATTTTATTGACACCAGTAATAAGAAACTACCTTACTGGTTAAAGAGCAAAGGTTTGAAAGTACAACAATCTAATCTATGTTCAGAAATCATTTTACCTACAGATAAAGATAGAACTGCGGTGTGCTGCCTCTCCTCAGTCAATTTAGAATATTTTGAGGATTGGAGACATGACAAATTATTTCTCAAAGATATGGCTGAAATGCTCGATAATGTGTTACAGTATTTTATTGACAATGCTCCAAGTGCTATCTCTCGTGCTGTGTATTCCGCTAGTCGTGAACGGTCTATTGGTGTTGGTGCTTTGGGATTTCACGCATATCTTCAGGGTAAAGGTATCGCATTTGAAGGAGTCATGGCGAAAATTGAAAATAACAAAATCTTCAGACACATAAGAGGTCAACTGGATGCTGCAAATCTTCAACTCGGTAAAGAACGTGGCGAAGCACCTGATGCTGAAGGTACTGGATTTCGTTTTTCACACCTTATGGCCATTGCTCCTAATGCTTCTTCTAGTATTATCATGGGAAATACTTCACCATCTATTGAGCCATACCGAGCAAACGCTTATAGACAGGATACCTTATCGGGTGCTTATCTTAACAAAAACAAATACCTAGACAGAATCATCAAAGCAAAATGTGAAGAAGATTCTAAGATTGATTATGATGAAGTTTGGTCATCTATCATCGCAAATGATGGTTCTGTGCAACATCTTTCATGGTTAAGTGAATCCGATAAATATGTTTTCAAAACATCAATGGAAATCGACCAGCGTTGGGTTATTGAACATGCAGCAGACCGTCAAGAGTTCATCGACCAAGCACAATCATTGAATGTATTCTTTAGACCAGATTCACACATCAAATACATACATGCTATTCACTTCTTAGCATGGAAAAAAGGTGTGAAAACTTTATATTACTGCCGTTCAGAGAAACTTGCGAAAGCGGATAAAGTATCAAAACGAATTGAACGTGAAGTCATCAAAGAAATTGATATGGAACAAATTGTGCAAGGTAATGACTGTATTGCTTGCGAGGGTTGATGAAACCAACAATAGCATTATTTCTATTTGATCCGAAATGTTCGGTTCAAAGTGGTAATGGAATAATCAAAGCACTAGGTGAGCATTATAACTTTAAAATATTCTCAAAGAATGAAGTTGAATATAACTTCTTTGATGATGTTGATATGATTGCTGTACCTGGTGGCTTTGGTGATGCGAGTTCATACGACCAAGCATTCAAACACAATAAGAAACGAATAAAACAGTTTGTTAAGAATGGCGGAAGATATCTTGGTATTTGTATGGGTGCATATTGGGCGGGTAGTCACTATTTCAATATATTAGATGATGTTGATGCGGTACAATATATAAAACGCCCAAGAACAGATACAAAACGACCACATGCAAAAAACATAAAGGTACATTGGCATGGAACACCTATCAACATGTTTTTCTATGATGGCTGCGCTTTTGATGGTGATTACTGTAAGTTTGATATTGTTGCTAAGTATGCAAATGGTGATCCAATGGCCATATACCAAGGAAGAATGGGACTGATAGGTTGTCATCCTGAAAGTGAACAGTTTTGGTATGACAGTTATAGTTGGATGAAAGGTAAGTATCATGATGGTTACCATCATCACTTATTGTTGGAGTTTGTAAACGAATTAATGGAGAGAGAATGAAAAAGATTTTAAGATTTACTGCATCATGGTGCGGTCCCTGTAAAGCATTAGCCGCAAATCTAGAGATTGCTAATGTAGGTATACCAATTGAAGTTGTTGATATTGATGTATATGAAGATATTGCCGGAGAGTATCGAATTCGTTCAGTACCGACCCTTGTAATGTTAGAAGATGAAAAAGAAGTGAAACGATTGACAGGCGCAAAAACAGTTAATCAAATACAGGAATGGGTAGCATGATTAAGAAAACAAATCACAATTTGACAGAAGAAAGAACATATTTCAAACCGTTCAATTATCCTTGGGCTTATGATGCATGGCTCAAACATGAACAATCACATTGGCTTCACACCGAAGTACCAATGCTTGAAGATGTTAAAGACTGGAAGAAAAGACTGACAGATGAAGAAAAGCAGTTTCTCACACATATTTTTAGATTTTTTACTCAGGGTGATATTGATGTTGCTGGTGGCTATGTCAATAATTACCTTCCTTACTTTCCTCAACCTGAAGTAAGAATGATGTTGATGGGTTTTGCTGCTCGTGAAGCACTTCACATTGCTGCATACTCACACTTGATTGAAACCCTTGGATTACCAGAGACTACATACAATCAGTTCTTAGAATATGAAGCAATGAAAGCGAAACATGATTATGTTTTAGATATTGCAGGACAGAATACAACTAAAGAGAACACAGCAACACATATTGCAGTATTCTCGGCATTTACTGAAGGTATGCAGTTGTTTTCTTCATTCATTATGCTATTGAACTTTCCACGAACTGGTAAGATGAAAGGTATGGGGCAAATCGTTACTTGGTCTATTGTTGATGAGACAATGCACGCCGAGAATATGATTAAGTTGTTCCGCACCTACATTGAAGAAAATAAGGAAATTTGGAATGATGAACTTAAAGGTAGAATCTACACCATCGCTGAAAAAATGGTTGAACTTGAGGACAAGTTTATTGACCTTGCTTTTAGTATGGGCGGTATGGATGGTCTGTCTAGTGCAGATGTTAAACAGTATATTCGTTATATTGCCGATAGGCGCCTTATATCTCTGGGTCTCAAAGGTATATTCAAAGTGAAGAAGAATCCTCTACCATGGGTGGAAGAAATGATAAACGCACCGACTCACACAAACTTTTTTGAGAATCGTGCTACTGATTATGCTAAGGGAGCCCTATCGGGAGATTGGGGTGATGTATGGGCACATTAAGGAGTATAAATGCCAGACAAAATTTTAACAGGAGACTGCACCAATTGTGAATCAATTTATACAATGAGTTTTTCAACCGAAATGACTGCTGACGATGAACCAACATATTGTCCATTCTGCGGTGAAATCATCGAAAACTATATAGATGATGAAATCGAAGATGAGGATGATGATTGGGATGAGTCAGAAGAATAAATGGTTATATAATAACGCAGAATTCAACGAAGAAGATATTGGTGATAACTATGGATTCGTCTATATTATCACCAATTCTATTTCCGGCAAGCAATACATTGGTAAGAAGTTTTTCTACTCCATTAGAACTAAAGTACTAAAGGGTAAGAAAAAGCGTTGTAAAAATGCATCAGATTGGCAAAATTATTACGGATCCAACGCAGAACTTCAAAATGATGTTATAATACATGGACAGGACGCATTCAAGCGAGAAATCATCCATCTATGTATTTCGAAGGGCGAATGTGGTTATCTGGAAGCAAAAGAACAATTTGTTCGAGGTGCTTTAGAAAGTGACGATTACTATAATTCATGGATTATGGTGAGAGTAAGAAAATCACATATAAAAGGCTACAATGAAAAGAGAAAAACTGAACAAAACATTGGAACAACTAACTGAAGATGATTTTGATTGTCTTATGTTTTTTAACTCAGACAAAAATGGTGATGTTTCAATAGAACCCTTTACATATGTAGATCCAGGTGTTAAAGTAGAGCCTGGAGCCATGGGAAACATATATGATATTATTATCTTCCGTTTACCTAACGAAGAAGGTAAAAAATGGATCCGTGAGGATAGATTCGAAGCGGTTTTAGTACATCCTGTAACTTACATGAAACGCATGATACATGAAGGCTGGCTTGGAATTCTTGGTAAGAAAACTTCCACATCAGATGATTTTATTGATGATGTTGAAGAACAAATTCGTAACTCTTTTGAAAAATTAGGACTAAATCATGAATAACTTTAGCAAATTTGAATTGAAACAATTGGCAGAAAACGGTATCGTTACAGTAGTATTCACAAAAGTAGATGGAACCGAACGCACAATGAATTGTACACTATTGTCCGAATATCTTCCAGTGCCTCAAAAACAACAACTATTGACAGAAGATACACAACCAGATACACTATCGGTGTGGGATGTGGATGCTAAGGGTTGGAGAGCATTCAAAGTTTCAAATGTAAAAAGTGCATCTGTGAAGGTATAAAATGTCAAGAATCAAATTAGATGATGAACCTGTGTTTGGTGGAAAGAAAGATCCAAGCATCGGTGTTGCATTGAATTGGTACAACTATAACAAAACATCTGAAGATAGCAAAAAATATTGCATTCAGATTCTTAAAGATAAAAAGCATGAGGGTTGGAACAAACTAACAAATGTTCCTATTGCGGAATTCCAAAACATTGGATTTGTTTTGCGTATGCAAGAACGTGGTGCAAAACTCAATCTTGACCAAATCTCAAGTATCAACACATCAATCAGTAATTTGATTTCGATGGGTTCCAAAATCAAAGAACCTGTTGACACAAAAGTAGACACTACACCTGTAATTTCCATTCAAGAAAGAACTGCGGATAAAACTGCATTGATTATTGGTGACATGGAAGGACTATGTGATGACTTTATCACAAATGGTTCAATTGATGTAAAACCTTATGGCTGGATGATTACTCAAGGTGTTAAAGGTGTACATTCGAAAATCATTATCTCTCATTTCAACAAAAAGATTGAGGAATATACGGAAATCCTTAATACTAAAGATAAAGATTTAAAAGAAGGTTATTCTAATTTCACAAAAGAAGATATTAAGAGATATATTAAGTTTCTTAAATCTGTTGTTGATGATTGTAATACAATTATTAATGATGTGAAGGTTATGCGTAAGAAAAAGGCAAAGATTGCCGCTAAAAAGACTACCAGAACCAGAAAACCTGTTGCCAAGAGAACCCGAAAGACTGTATAATATAGTTTTACAAGAAAGTACATCATGGTTCTAATTGACCTAAACCAAGTATTGTTGTCTGGTCTACTTGCACAAATTGCATCAGACAAAAAACTCAAGATTGAGGAACATCTTGTGCGTCACTTGGTGTTGAACATCCTGCGTGGACACATTCGTAAATTCAAACAAGAATATGGCGAAATCGTCCTTTGTTGTGATAACAAACGCTACTGGCGCAAAGAGGTATTTCCTTACTATAAAGCAGGACGCAAGAAAGCCAGAGAGAAATCCGATTTGGATTGGCACCTGATTTTTGATATTCTTGGTCGTCTCAAAGAAGAACTCAAAGAAAACTTTCCATACAAAGTTATTGATGTTGATGGTGCTGAAGCCGATGATATTATTGGTACATTGGTGCCACGATATGCAAATAGCGAAAAGGTTCTCATTCTATCATCAGATGGTGACTTTCTTCAATTGCAAAAGTGGGGTTCTAATGTCAAGCAGTATAATCCTGCATTGAAGAAATTCATCAATTCCACAAATCCAGCCGAAGAACTGAAAGAGAAAATCATTCGTGGCGATAAGGGTGATGGTATTCCTAATATTCTTTCACCCGATAGTACCTTTGTGAATGATTTGCGTCAAAAAGCAATCACCAAAGGTAAACTAGAAGAATTGATGAATACCAAGTTTCATGATAATGCATTGCTTGAAGAAACATTATCAATTGGTTGGAATCGTAACGAACAATTGATTAATCTGGAAAAGATCCCTACGGAAATCAAGCAATCTATCATAGATACATATGATGGTACAAAGCCTGCATCTCGACAAAAGATGTTTAATTATTTTATTGAAAAGAAACTACGAAATCTAATGGATGTGATTGAGGAATTCTGATGAGAAAAAACTTTTATGAAGTGTTTGATGAGTTTGAGGCTGCTCAAACCAAAAAAGAGAAACAAGAAGTGTTAAGAAAGTATGATGGAAAATTTATGCGTGAGTTACTGGCTCACACATTTGATCCTCGTGCTGAATGGCTAGTGTCCGAACTTCCTGAAGGATATCAGTTGAAAGAAGTTCCACCAGGAATGTCTTATGGCTCACTCGGTAATGAGATGCGTAAATTCTATCTGTTTAACAAGCATAATCCAGATGCGAAAAAACTGACAGACCGTAAACGCAACGATATTCTAATTCAGATTTTAGAAAATCTTGAACCTCGTGAAGCAGAAGTTGTTATGGGTATCTTTCGTAAGGACTTAGGTGTTCCTGGATTGACTTATAAATTTGTACAAGAAACATTTCCTGGATTTTTAGCATGAAACAAAAAATTCTTGTAACTGGCGGTCTCGGTTACATTGGACAACATGTAGTTAAAGCGTTATTTCTTGCTGGCTACGAACCTGTCATTCTTGATATCAAACAACAAATCCCAAACAAAATAATCAAAAACTATTGCACCGACATTCATCTATATCATGATGTATGTAATGTCGGTCATCTCAATCAAATCTTCTCTCGTCATAAAATCTATGGCATCATTCATCTTGCTGGACTAATCTCAGTACCAGAAAGTCAAAAGAACGCATCACAATATTACACCAACAATGTTATTGGTTCAATCAATGTATTGAATGCAGCAGTAACATTTGGAATCGAAGGTCCAGTTGTGTTTGCATCAACTGCGGCAGTATATGGTGATGCGGACGAATATCCAATCAACGAAAATGCTCCGAGAAAACCAATGACGGTGTATGCGAATAACAAAGCAATGATTGAAGATGTTCTAATCGACTATAACAATGTGCATGATTTGAAATATGCCGTTCTTAGATTCTTTAATGTTGCTGGTGGTGACATTGAAGGTGAATTCGGTAATCCTAATCCTGACAGTTTGATTTCTCGTATCGTCAAAAACAACAAAAGCATAGATATCTATGGGAATGACTATAATACAAAAGATGGAACATGCGAAAGAGATTATATTCATGTCAACGATTTATCTACAGCATTAGTATCAGCACTATTATATTGTGAAGATTATAATTTCATAACTTGTAATGTTGGTGCTGGTATATCATACACAAACAAAGAAGTAGCCGAGAGATTTAAAAAATTGTGCAATAATGATTTTATCATTCGTTATGCAGACAGACGCATTGG